TGCGCCGAAAATGGAACCCACCGCGCTCTTGATGCTGCCGATGACATCAGTCACCCATTTGAACATATCCGCGAGCCATTCAAACAGCCCTGCGAACACGCTGCGTATGCCGTCAGCAATGCCGCTGAAGAAATCCGTCACGGGTGTCCAAACGGCAGAGATGCCCTCCCAACACGCCTGGGCGGCAGCCACGACGCCGTCCCACACGCCGCTCAAAAAGCTGGAGACGCCTTCCCAAATCCCTGTGACAAAGGTCGCCACGGGTTCACAACTTGTTGCAATCCAGTCCCAGGCGCTCGAAACAGTAGTGCAGATGCCTTCCCATAGGCCGCCAAAGAAATCGGTGAGCCAGCCCCAGGACATGGTCAGCCCCTCAAGGCAGGTACTCCCCGCAGAGGTGATCCATTCCCACGCGCCGGAGGCCAGGTTGCAGACGCCATCCCAGAGGTCGCCGAAAAAGCCCGTGATGCCTGACCAGATTGACTGCACCAGCTCAACGGCTGCATCGGCGGCAGCGGCGATACCCTCCCACACGCTGACGGCGAAGCTGCCGATGCCACTGAAAATATCCGCAACGAAACCGAACGCCTTGCGCCAGACGCCGATAATGAAACCGGCATAGGCGCGGATGCCGTTCCAGATGGTGGCAAACGCATTGGAGATGCGCTCAATGGACGGCCCGATGCGCGAAGCTATGGCAGGCCCGACACTGGTGAAGAATGTGACGACACCCGCGAAAACGTCTGTAACCCAGTCAATCACGGGGCCGACGGCATTCTTGATCGTATCGCACACGCCGCTGATGACCGGGGATATTTCCTCCCAATGCGTGATGACATATTCAGCGGCCATGCCCAGGCCGACCACCAACGCCCCTATGCCCGTACCAATCAATGCGCCCTTGATGCCTATGCTCATGATGCGGGCAGACGCGGCCGTCAGGGAGAAGCTCCTGCGCAGAGAAGCCAGCCCGGACTTCATCTGCGTAAAGGCCCGGACTGAAATGTCCGCCAGCTTGCCGGGAGCATCCGCCACCGCCAGGTACGCCCGGCGCAGGCCGAGGACGCTTGTGGCCATGCCGTTTACCAGCAGGCCAAAGGCCAGCCCACCAACGGCAAATGTGGCAAGAGCTGCGGCACCTCCGGCAATGACGGCGGTCAGCGTTTCGTGCTTGCTTGCGAACTCCGTCACCCCGTCGATAATGCCGCGGAAGACTTCAATACCCTTGTTGACGGCGGGCAAAAGCGCGTTGCCAACAGTGATGCCCAGATTCCGCGCGCTGTTCCTCGCCAGCATAAGGGCGTTGGCAGTCGTCTTGCTGCGGTTGGCGAACTCCGCCTGCATGGCTCCGGCATACCTGGATTCGTCCGCCGCCAGCTCAAGGTTTTCCTTCACCAGGTCAAGGCTGTCGAGCAGGGGCGCTATGGCCCCCATGCTTTGCGTGCCGAAGAGTTTCTGCAGGACAGACAGCTGCTCGGCCTTGGGCAGCTTTTTGATGGCCTCCAGCACCGCCGTGATGGCTCTGGGGCCGTCCTCCTGCATGTTCCTGGCCAGCCCCACCGCATCAATGCCAAGTTTGCGCAGGGCGGCATCCTGCGACTTGGTGGCGGACGTTCCTGCCGTCATGGTCAGGATGAGATTCTTGATGCCCGTGGCCGCGATTTCCGGCGCCACCTTCATGGACGTGAGGGTGGCCGCCAGCGCCGTCATGGGCTTGGCAGCCACACCGCCCACATTCCCCAGCGGGCCGATGCGGCGCACGACATCGGCAATGTCCTTTTCGGCTGCCGATGACGTGTTGGCAAACTGGTTCATGAGGTCGAGCACCTTGCGCGTTTCCGGCAAGGTCATGTGCAGCGCGGAACGAAAACCGCCAATGGAATTGGTGGCCTCTTCCGTGCTCATGCCGAAGGCCACGGACATATGCGCCGCCATCGTGGCGAAGTCGTTCAACTCCTTCACGTCGGTCATGCCCTGCTGGCCCCCTGCGGCAAACAGGGCCGCAAGTTCTTCATGGGCCAATGGCAGGCTTCCGCTAAGGGATTTGATGGCTCCTTCCATCTCGTAATACTTGCCCGTCAACTTGCCGGAATCGTCGCGCATGCCGTCAATGGTCTTGGCGGCGTCTGCCATAGCACTTTCAAACTCCACGGCGCTTTTGATGGGCAGGGCCACACCCATGACTTGCCCGGCAGTGCTCATGAGGCGGCCTTGCAAGTCGCTTCGCTGGCTGCGCAGCTCATCCGACCGTGTTTGCAAGCCCACCAGCTTCGCGCGACGGGCATGGGCCTTGCCCATGCTGGCGGACAATTCGCTGTAGGCGTTGGAAAGGCCGCGCACGGAACCGGCAGCGTTGCGTGCCTCGGCAATGGTGGTGCGGTAGCCGTCATTTGCGCGGCGCAGCTGGCCGGAGAGCCGGTTTACCGTATTTTCGGCCAGCTCAATCTGACGTTTCAGGATGCCCGTGGCCCCGCCGGCAGCCGTGGCGCGGGCACGCAGGTCGTTCAGCTGACCAGTGGCCACGCGCAGGGATGCGCCGTACTCCTTTATCTGGGCGCGTTGCCGCATCATTGCTGCGCCCAGCTTGCCCTCCGGGCTGCGCTCCATGTTGCGGATGGCCTGCGAAATACCCTCTATCTGCCCCTTCGCGCCGCGAAAGGCCGAACGGAACCCCGTGCCGAGGTTCCCATTGAGGGTGAATGTCATGCCGATTTCACGCGCCACGGTCCTTCTCCAACTCCTGCGCCGCCAGGGCGTAGTCTTCCAGCTCGTCCACGGTGAGTGCCCGGATGTCGGCACGCGACCATTTCGCGTACCGACCCAGAGCGATCATCGCCTTGCGCAACTGCATCAGGCGCTCTTCTGTTCCTGCGGTTCCTCCGCCTTCGATTCTTCCTTTTTCGTAGGGCGCGACACGGCATCCGCCGCCTTGCGGATGGCGGTGTAGTCCTCCGCATCCATGCCGCGCAGCTTGTCATAGGGGATGGAAGTCAGGATGGAGAACAGGCAGATTTCCAGCGTAACGCGGTTCTCGCCGCGCCCCATGCTGATGGCCTGCTCCATGGCGTCCTCCTCATCCCCCACGCAGGGACGACGCACGTCGATGGTGGTGTACGTCTGCCCGCCGATGGTCAGCGGCTCCTTCAGCGTGACTTGCTCAACCTTTTTCATGTGTCACCTTCCTACACGCTCAAGCCGAGGTTCTTACGGGTCTGCGCCAGCAGATCGTTGCCGTTGACGCGATGGATGAAGTTCAACTTGTCGTGGATGAACTTCTCCTCGCCGTCGAGGTAGACTTCGAGGCGGGTGACCTCGAACTCCATTTCATTGCCGTGCTTCTTGCCCATTTCCAGCGAGCCGAGCGTCTCCGTCTTGAGCCTGCCGAGGAAGTTGATGCGGTAGGGCTTGGTGGTGCGGATGTGCGTCACCGGATCGACAACCTGCAGATCGCCATAGCACTCGTAGAGGGCGGATCTGGTCCAGTCGAGGGAGTCGAAGAAGGGATGCGTGGCGCTGGTCATGGTCATCTTGACCGTCATGGACTGGGTGAGGCCCACGACAGGGGTTTCAATTTCCCCGGCGAGGCCCGCGCCATTGAGGGTTTCCGTCATGTAGCCGATTTCGGGCATCTCCAGCGTGGCCGTGCCCAGGTAGTCCTTGCCGTCATGGTAGACGCGGAAGGCGACCGTTGTTTCCGACTGATGATTTCTCATGGTTGCTCCTGTTTTCGCCGCCAGGAAGGCGGCGGGCCGCGCAGCCCTCGCATCCCGCACAGGACGTGCGGGGGCGAGGCATGGTTAGCTGAACAGCACGCTCAAGTTGTCAACATCGAACTCGAAAGCCGCCTCAATATCGCGGGCAGCCGGGGGCGGCGTGAAGCGGATATGGAAGCGGACGATGCCGTCGATGAGGTCTGTGACCGGGTTCTCCGGCTCCTCAAAGGAAATGGAGCCGCCAAGAAGGATTTCGCGGGCGGTGTAGCCGTCCAGGCGGATCTGCTCCGACTTCAGGATGGTCTGGATGAATCGGCGGGTCAGCGGTGAATCCACCTTCTGGAAGTAGGTCAGCACGAAGGTGTTGCGGTACCAGTTGAACATGCGCCGAATCGGCTCCTGGCAGTCCTTGGGGTCGGTATTGGTGGGGTAGCAGCTCATGCGGCCGCCCCAGCTGCGCAACCCGCCGTCCCAGTTCAGGGCGGAGAAAATGCCCTCGCCGTTGAGGTAGTTCACCTTCTCCATGCCCAGCGAAAGCTCCTTCCAGGAACCGTCTTCCTCCTCGTAGCCGATGGAGGTGATGGAGAGGTTCTTGTTGCTGGCGCTCTCGTAGGGGATGCCGCCGTTCTCATAGTCCGTCTTGCTCATGAGGCCGGTGAGCTGCGTGGCCAGGCCGAAGACCATGTCGCCCAGCTTCACCTTGGGCCAGCAGACAAGCAGCTGCGGGTCGGAGAGGTTGTTGTTCTGCTTGTAGGCGGGAACCTCCGTGTACTTGCGCACGGCGTTCGGGCCGGAGCTGGGGATGTCCACCATCGCAATGGCATTGAACAGGCCGTTGATGTTCTGCGCCTTGGCCGCCATGATGACGGCCACCGCCGGGTCCTCGCCATACCTGGGACACAGGAGCGAACCGGGAA